ACTCGTAAGAGTGCTAAGACAGTAAATCTCGGAATTATGTATGGTATGGGCAAAGGTAAGTTAGCCAATACGTTAGATATTACAAATGATGAAGCAACAAAATTACTAAACAACTATCATATGAAAGTTCCTTTCGTTAAGGGTCTTGCTGACCAAGTAGCATTAAGAGCTTCACAAAATGGTAAAATAAGAACTATGTCTGGTAGGCAGTGTCGGTTTGAGATGTGGGAGCCAGACAGTTTTGGATACAACAAGCCCATGCCAAGAGAACAAGCAGAAAAAGAATATGGTATGGGTATACGCAGAGCGTTTACTTACAAGGCATTGAACAGGTTAATACAAGGCTCCGCAGCAGACCAGACCAAACAGGCAATGGTAGATTGCCACAAAGAAGGGTTAGTGCCCTTACTTACGGTGCATGATGAATTATGCTTTAATGTAGAGTCCGAGAAGCAAGCAGCAAGAATAAAAGAGATTATGGAGACATGCTCTGATTTAAAAGTTCCGAGCAAGGTTGATCAAGAGTTGGGTGATAACTGGGGTGAAGTAGGCTAATTATCGCAAGCTCGCATCCTGTCTACCAAACGCCGTGCGCGGTTGGGTACTTGCGTGTACCAACGCGAGTCGACCATCTCATCGGCTGCCCCGGGCCAGTCTCTTGCATCTACGTTTGCTTTCATACCCTTGAACTTAGATAAACGGGGATAACCAAGATTGAACATCATATTTGCTATAATTAGTTGAACTTCTTCGGGCAAGTCATTGAAATCTTTGTAAAGCCTCTGGCAATCCTCGAGTGTAATAGTAATGTCTAAGTTGAACGCTGCCTGAACACGGCTTTGTTCAACTACTGTGCCTACTGATAATCCATATTCTGGATCATCTTTAGTAATCAAGTGACCAATTCCCATTGTTGGCAGACCAAGGTGGTCTAAATAAATTTCATACTTACAGCCTTCATCCTCGGCTAATTCTTCTCTTAATTTGTCTATATTCATCTGGATCTCCCTAGTGATTGAGCCAGTTGCTGGGTAGCAGGATTGTTACCTAATAAAATTGGTGATACTTGTGACGCTGTGCCAGCCATAGGACTTGTGATTTGTGGTATCTGTGTCATAGCTTGTTGCACAACAGGTTGAAGTTGTTGTCTAGCTTCCTCTGTAACAGGAGCAGCTTCCTCTGCGGCCTGATCTACTAACATTCTAGTTCCTTGAACGGTAGTTGCTGCGGCAATAGCATGAGCAGCTTGTAATCCCTGTCCAAAAGGATCTCCACTCTTAAATTTCCCTGACATAAATTCTTTAAAACTGTTCTTTCTTCTAGAAGCCATCATCATCTTGAGAACTTTTGGATTTCTCAGGGCCTTTGACATGAAGGCATATGTAGCTATGGCAGGAAGCGTGGCTAGTGGGTTAAGAATCAAGCTAATTGAACCTAGTGCTAAAGCAATCTGAGGAGCGGCCAACCCACCCTTGCCAGCAGTAGATGCGTTAGAAACGCTAACCATTGTCTCAGCCATTTGATTTAAACCCTCGGCTGCATTCTTACCAAACATAGCATCTAATGTTTCGTCTCCATATGATCTAAGCACAGACTGAAACTTATTGCCAAGTCTCCCTGATTTAAAAGCCTCAACGAAGTCATCTGTTAATCGAACACCTCCAGTAGTAGAATCTACGGTTGCACCCACTTGTTTTAAGATGCGCCCCATTGCTGCATCGCGCACCAGTTCTATAGTTGGAACTTGACGACCATTGACGTTAGTTAGCCTATTACCAAGAAACTTTTGAGCTTGTTTTATAGAGCTAGGATTTTTAAACACCGCTTGAGCAATTACTTCTGGGTCACTTGTAGAGTTCAGTGTATTTATTAACACATCTTTATCAACAGCGGTTCTAGTAGCTTGTGCAGTTTGTAAATCTTTTAATGCGTCACCCAATGGCTTACTACGTAATTGAGCAACTACATTAGGGGCAAGATTCGCCTTTCCACGTTCAAGAACTGTTAGAATATCATTTACATTCTTTAAGTCTTCACCCAACATTTTATCAACGGTAGTGCCTTTTTCTCTAACGTTTGCTACAAATTTAATTGGGTCAATTACTTCTTGCCCTGTTTGAGGGTCAATTACTAAGGAACGTTTGATTTGTTGATCAAGATACATTCTTGAAAGACCTTGACGAACAGATTCTGCCATTTCGGCACCGTTGCCTTTAAAACTAGCCGCTGTAGCCGCTTCTCTCTCTATGTTGCGAGCTTGAATTTCGACACTTCTACGAACAGGGTTGTCAGGAGCTAGATTCTTTACAGCGTTTAGGGCCTCTTCAACAGTACGAGTGCCAATCCGTCTTCTTTTAATTATTTTAGCACCTTCATCAAGATCCACAATACCTGTCTCTGCACCTAGTGCTTTACCTGTTGGCGCACCTCGAATTGCCTTCATTAATTGGTCAAAGGCTTCTGGGTTATCCTCTTGAATAAGTTTATCAAACACAAATTTTAAATTCATTTGCCCAGCACGGGTTTGTTTTATAATGTCTTGAACAACAATATTATCAAACCTCTTTATGTTCTTAGCATAAAAGTCGTTTGTTCTTTGTAATAAATTTAAAGCTTCTCCAAGTTCTCCCATACTAGCTTGAAGATTTGGAAGTCTAGAAAACTCACCAGGCTTTTTTGTCGTTGCCTCTACTAAAGAAATTTTAGCATCATCAAAGGCATCATTTACAGCAGCCTTTAAGGCTCCAAGGGCACCTACGTTAACATCATTAAGAAGTGCTGGGTTTTTAGTGGCATCGTTTAATCCCGTGCGAATGCGAGACAATTCTTGCGCTGTAGCAAATCCATCTCCTCCTTCTCCAGCAAGGGCTCTAACTTGCGCAGCAAATTTTGAAGCTCCTATATCTGCAACACTTTCTTCGCTCAACTGTTCTAATTTTGCTAAAATTCCTTTCATGGGAATAATTTTTTGATTTTTTAATTTCCCGTTCACAAGTGTATACAATCTATCAACATCTTCATCAAAAATCTGCTTACGTATGCGAATCATTTGAGCTAAATCTTCTGGCACGGTTATGCCATCTTTAAGATTTTGCATCACAGTATTTATTTCATTGCGAACAGCGTCATCCATTTTAGTCTGCGCATCTGCGAGTGATTGGTCAGATGTTTTATAAAAATCCTGTATATCTTTTTTAACAATCTCATCAAGATTATTTATTGCAGAATCATCCGCAATACCTGCTGCACGAACTTGAGCAAGCACTTGATCTAAGTTATCTAAAGCAGCTTTTTCATTAGGAAAAATTCCTTCATAGACTGATTGAAGACGATTTAAGACAGGTCTAAAACTATCTGATGTAGCCCCTGCTACAGTAGGTCTAAACTTTTGGTCTATTAAATTGTTTGCTTTTACTCTTAAAGCCTCGTTAGTTTCACCACCCGGGCCTTTAATAAGTCTTCCAAATATAGCCGAAATGCCTCTACCGATACCTTCTCCAAGACCACCAAATAAACCCTCTAATGCAGTATCACGTGCAATTTCACTAGCAGATTGACGTTGCAACCCTTGTGCTGATTCTATGCCTTCGTCCAACAGTTTGCCCCCTGCCGTAGCTGCAGCAACGAGTAATGTGCCCGGAACAAAGCCAACACCAGAAGCAAGAAGCGATGCGCCAACACCCGTGGCAATAGGAAGAGCGGTAGCTCCAGCAAACTCTTTTACATCGTTAAAAGAGAAACCCTCTTCATCGATAGCAAGTTCACGACCTTCACCTAACCCAAGTTTTGTACGACCTTCTTGTGTTAGAATATGCCTGCCCAATGGGTCTACACGAAAACCCTCTTCGCCTACGATACCTTGTAGATAACCAGATTTTTCCTCTGTATTATCCATGCGACCGAACTGGAATCGAGAAAAACCACCCACACTATCCAGACCAGTTCTATAATCTACTCCGGGTTCTTTATAGTTACTTATATACTCATCTTCAGTAAGTGGTTGCCCTGTAGCTGGGTCAATACCAGCTAGTCTACGCTGTCGAGCGTAATCTTGTATTTCTTCTTTAGAAGCTGTAGCAAGATCAATGTCTATTTGTGACGCCTGCGAAGGAGAAAACTGTTGGATGATTGCTTGTTGTTCTTCAGGGGTAGGCATGTCACCTGAGATATCAACTTGAACAGGACCTTGACTTGTTTCAACTATTATAGAACCCATAACATTCTCTTATATGGCAGATGGAAGTTTAAATATAGGCATACCTTGATCATTTTTATTACCTGTATCCACTAGACCAAGAGTAGACCGTTGACCAACTGTAGAATATGGAGCAAGCTGTCGTTGACTAGTTGCTAATAAACTTAGAGCCGAACCTTCTCCTTCTCCGGGTAAAATTCTTGTTACTAGCCTTTCTTCAATGCCCCGCATTGAAGCAGCAGCATTAGCCTGATTACGTCTTAATTCACTTATAGAACCTTGTAGTTTTTTTAGAAGAACACCTTCATCAACAGCTATTAAATTAAAGGTGCCTCCTTTTAATATGGCAGCTTCAATATATGCATCTGCTAAAAACTGAACATCACGATCTGAGATTGAGTTCGCTGATTGAACCCCACCTAAAGACACGGGTATTAATTTTTGAAAAGCCATTCTTACATTTGATTCAAACTCTTGTTTAGTTTGATATTTATGACCTATATCAACTCCAGCAGCATTCGCTAGGTTGTTCATAAAATTATCAACACCACCTTTAATACCCGTAACATTACCTTCATCGTTAATATTAAAAATAGCTTTTTCAACGTATTCTACACCAACCTCCGCATCAATATATTGTTTTACAAGAGCGTTATAATTCTCTTGAATCTTAGTTGCCTGTTCATCTGATAAAATACGTTCTTTACGAAGTTCTGCTATTTTTGCATCAGTAGTTTTATTCCTATCTCGTACAGCTTTTTCACCGTCTAAATATACATCAACATCTGTAAATCCTTCAGGTAACTTACCGTTGGATTCTAATAATTTTGTTGTGGATATACGAATTGTTTCTCCTTTTTTATATGTTTTTCCGTCATAAGTAACATCTCCAGTAGCGGCAAGCCTGATAAAGTTTCTATCATCAAGCCTGCGTTGGGCATCTAACTTACCTGTTTCTTGCAATCCGTATTGTAGAGCAGAAAGTTTGAGTTGACGATTAAACTCATCTTTTTTAGCTTTATCTTTAATTAGTTCATCTGCACCCATTGATAATGCTTCAGATATATTTTGAATTGCATCGGGGCTTTTTCCTGCAGCCATAGCAAACCCAATTTTTGCAAGTACAAGACCTGTGTTCGCACCTTCATACTCAGGGGCTTTGTCCATAAAATCCTTTATAAAATTGTCAAGGGTTTTTTCTTGTTCTTCTGATGTCCCTTGATTAATAACACGGTCTATTTCTTCTTTAGCAGTTGGAAACTCTCTGTTTTCATTCGTGTCATCGCCAGACTCTACTGATTTTTTCTCAGGTATATCTTTTGGTCTTGATGTGGGCCCTACACCATCAGCAACTGTCCCTGTTTGAGTGGCTGCACTTGTCTTCGCTCGTTCTTCAAGCATTGCTTCTGCTAGTGGAGGGTCAATAAGAGATTTAGGTAAATCAGCGTCCTCTGCATCTAATGTTTCTTCCAACATTTGTGCTTGAGTTCTATCACCTTCATCTCCAACTCTAAAAACTTGCCCTGCCTCTACTCCCATATCAGGAAAGCGAAGGTTTTCAGGAAGACCACCAGAAACACTTGGATCTAAAGTCGTTATGTCAACACCCGTTAAATCATCAGCCGAAGTTCCAGGAGTCATCATTAACGGGGCACCTCTAGTAGCTCCTGTCGAAGAATCTACCCTTGGGTCATTAAAGAAAGGAAACCCTAAAGATCCTGCCCCTGCCAAAGCTGCATCAGCTAAAGTTCCTAACCCGCTAACACCTCTCTGTAAAATATTTATACCAAGGTTTGGAGAGTCGGAACCAACCACCTTTCTAAACACACCGCTAACACCTCTGTCTGGATCTCGTAATCTACTGGTGAGACGTTCAAAAGGACTTAAACGTCTGGTTTTTTCTTGTACTGCGGCCGCTTCTGGTCTAGTCAGAGATATACCAGGTGAAAAGGTTTGACCTCTAGTTATTGGAAAACTGGTAGCACGACCAATAGTGTTTGTTCCAGGGTAAAACGTTGAACCACTTAACTGAACAGAACCACCCGGAGCAAAACTCTGTATGCCAGCACTAGCGTTAAGAGCGTTGCGAGCATTACGATTAAACATTCTTCTATTATATATACTCATCTGCCAAAAAAGCTCCCAAAGATTCCATCTTCACCAAATGCCCCTGCTTCCTGCAAGCCTGCTATTCCTGTACCAAGACCTAACGCCTGTGAGAATAAGCTAGGTCGAGGTGCCGTTGTTGATGTCAAAGTGCTGGTTGTACTAGGTACACCTCGGAATATATCAGACATAAATCCAACACGTTGGAATGGTTCAAACTGACGCTCAAGAGATGTAGCTCTTTGCGCATCTAGCTCTGCTTGTTGCTGTTGCTGTTCCATCGCACCCAACTGTGACAGTAAATTCACATCTCTTTGTGATGCGGCTTGCGCAGATTCACCTAATGCGGCTTGTTGTAAACCTAGTTTACCAAACAGTTCACCAGCCTGTTGCGCTCTATCTTGTGCAGACTCAAACGCTTGCGCTCTTAAATTTGCTGATTGCCTTGCAAAAGTATCTGCGGCATTTCTTTGTAGCTCTTGTTCTGCTACCGCCTGTCGTGACCCACCAAACGCCCCACCAGCAACACCAGCCTGTCCTATTCTCATGCGCTCCATGTCAGCTTGCCTCTGCACATCAGCTAAGTTCTGGTCAACTACATTCTGTATAAATGGATTCATATATTGCTAAAAAGCTCCGGGCTGTAATGAGGAAACACCTTGAGCTATTGTATCCGCACCCGCTTGCATCATAGGTTGAAATGCACCTATACCCTGTACACCAAGCTGAATTGCAGCTTGCTGTGCTGGTGTCATTCCTGCTACTTGATAGTCGGGAATTGTAACAGCTTGATTGCCTAATGCAGATGCACTAGCCAGTAAATCTTTGAGATACTGTTCTTGGTAACCCGGAAGAGATGTTGAGGTGCTTGTTGTGGTTGTAGGCATTTATACTCTCCTCTCAAGTTTATCCATCAAGCTATGAAGACGTTTTGCACCAAGATCCCTGTCTCCATCTCCTGCGCCTTTTACGGCTTTTTCTCTAATTACAAACTCACCATCCGAGAGTCTTGCTTCTTGCACTCGTTGCCCGTCTTGAAAGATAGCTGCTTTAATATCATCAGATGTCCCTGTTCCCGGGCCCTCGATGTAACCTCCCCCATTTAAAGAGGCTATGCCTTCTAATTGACGTGCTTTCACAGCATCCTCTAATTCTTCTACTGTATCATACGTCTTCCCTGTCACGGGGTCTACAAAAAGATTTGATACGGGTTTGCCTTCGTAATCGGGTAAAGATTCAAGACCCATGAGTTCAGGCTCCTCTTCATCTTTAGTTCGGTCTGCTATCAAAGCAAGAAGTGAAGAACCGATTGCTACATCTCCTGCCGATAACCCCGTTCCAAACAAGCCACTTTTTTTAGCAGCTTCGCCTACTGCCTGTTCAACAGCTTTTTCACTTGCTTGTTGTTTAGCCAACTCCACTCCAGCTTGTGTGCCAGATCCTGCCAAACCTAATGACTCTAAACCCGCGCTACCAACAGCAGAAAGTCCTGCGCTTTTTATGGCATCTTCTGGTTTACCACCAGCTAACAACGTACCAATGCCACTACCAACAGCACTACCACGCGGACCACCTAACATGAATCCAGTGACTGCGCCCGCTGCAGGGAGAATTGATTTTAAACTAAGACCCAAAATTTTCTCCTTATGAAACTATCTTAACAGTTCCGTTGTCATTGAACAATGCCCCTGTTTCTAAACCATCAGAGCTTGTAGGTAAATCGGTAAGCGTAATTTTAGTGCCTCTAAGTTCGCCCGGGTTTCTCATTTGTACCACAAGTTGGGACAAACTGCGAACAACATCGTCAAAATAAGCACGATCATAGTCCTCTGGGGGCAATGCAAACTGTATTGGAGCTAACTCTCTACTCATCTTCTACCATCGCCTCTTATATCTATTCTTGTTGAACCAAGTCTCCAGTTAACACCTGTATTGTTTGATTGCACTTTCAAGCCCAAAGACCTTGCTCTAACTCTAGTATGTTTCTGAGCACTTGTGTTTGTAACAGTAAATGTATCTGTTGTTGTAAATGTCTCGTTAGGGGCATTTCTACGTTTTAGTGTAAACGTAGCTTCTTTAGTTGCACCCGTATCAGAGCTAGAAAAATCTACATCTGGTATCATCCTGCGTACAAAAGAAAACTGTTC